CGCGCAGCAGCGAGATGCCCTCGGTCCGGCCGGCCAGGGAAAACGCCTTGACGTGGAACAGCTCGCTGCGGTCCATCAGCCGGCCGTAGACATAGATCCTGGTCCGCAGCGGGTTCCAGGGCTGCATCTCGTCATCGACGCAGCTGACGTCGTCCGGCGGGATCCACTCGATGCCGGTGGGGAAGCCGTAGCCGTCCCGGCCGGTGATGTAGCCCCACGCGTTGCCCTGCAGGACCAGGGACGTCATGGCGGTGAACATCCAGTCGAAGACGGTGCCTTCCACGGACGGCTTGTCGAAGATCGTCGGCCCGTAGTACCGCTGGGCCTGGCCGCGGGACCCCATCCGGGTGTAGATCTTGAGCGGCAGCGAAGCCACCGAGTCAGCCAGCAGCCGGGCGCCGGAGTACAGCGCAGGCAGGCCTAGAGCCTGGTCTTTCCCGTAGAACGCCCGGGTCGGGTGGACCGGGCCGCCCTGCGAAAACTTCCAGAAAGGCGAGTCCCAGGGTCTCCAGGGGACTAAAACCCCGCCTATGACGCGCTTCTCAGCACGGCTCTGCTGAATGCGCTCGATTAGGTCCATGGGCTGGCTACCACCCCCTCCCGTAAGAGGGCGGTGAGCACGGCTGCTCACCGGTCCAGGTGTCCGGGAGGGCTTGCGCCGCGATCACCCGGACAGGAATACCGCGCAGCGGACGGGCTTGCGTGTCCCCGGTTCCGGGGGTTGCGGAGCTCACGCGAAGGCACCCCAGGCCGCCGGCCAGCTGCCGCGCGACAAGCTGGCGGCGGCCCAGGGTGCTGCACCGGGCGCGGATGGCAGTGGGATACGCGCGGCGGGGCATGCTCGCTAGACGGCGGGCCGCGGCGGTTATGACGCCGGGCCGGTAAAAGGAAACGAGCGCCCCAGGCCAGGGCGAGACGGCCTGGCTTGCCTGGATGCGCTCGGTCAGCCCCACGGGGCCGGAACTCCCTCAGCTGGGTTCTAAAGACCCGGCTCCGTTCCGGCCGCGGGTATTCGGCTAAGGCAAGGTTACGCCCTGAAACCGGTCCTGGACGCCGCGGCCAGCCCTGATTTGTTTTCGCCGGCCCGGGCGGAAGCGCACCGCACCCAGAACGTCATGCCGGAAAAGTGACCGCCTGCCCCGGACGCGGTCAGTAGTGGGTGTGCTTGGGGCTGCACCCCCGGCGGACAACCCGGGCGGGAATGTCCTGCTCCAGGGCGGTCCGCCAGGTGTTCTCGTCCACGTGCGGGTACACCCACTGGTCCATCCCGGCCTCGGTGCAGGCGTTCATCAGCCGCCGGGGCAGGTAGGTGAAGTTGAACGTGAACATGTCCGGGTCATCGATGTCGGCCTGCCAGGTCTTCCGGGTTTCCTCATCCGACGGCAGCGGGTCACGGTCAGCCAGCAGCTCGCGGTGCCCCCAGACCCAGTACCGGTAGCCGGTCGAGGCGGGCCACAGCCGGGCCGGCGCGGTCCAGACGGCGTCCGGCTCGGTGCACGCCTCGGTGATCATGGCGGCGTAATCGAGCGGGTCGATGGCGCAGTCGCCGTCGAGGATCAGCATCCCGTCGGTGCGCGGCGTCGCCAGGGATTCCCAGATCCGGGCGAGCAGCAGGCCCTTGCGCCCGGCCGGGTACTGCGGTTCGGGCATGACGTCGAAGGTGCGGAATTTCGGCGGGGCCGGGGCGCCCGGTTCCCCGTTCCACCGGACCCGCACGTGCAGCAGGTCAGTGAGCTCGCGCTTCACCCGGCGTGCCCTTCCCCGGCCCGGAGCTCGTACCGCGCCATCCCGGACAGGCCCCCGGCGGCCCGCTCGGCGATCATGGCGGCGATCTGCGCGGCGAACTCAGGGCGGCAGCCGTCCGGCGGGGACAGCAGCAGCTCCCCCAGCCGGTCCCGGTTGCAGGCGACGGTGTACGCGATCGCGAACTCGATCTCGGCGGCCAGCTGGTCTTCCGGGATGCAGACCGCGCTGACCGCGTGAACCCTCCGGCCAGCCGGAAGATCCTGGCCTGGCCGGGCGGTCACGAGGCCAGCCACTTCCGGTAGGTCCAGACGCGGGACAGCCAGGTACCGGCGGTAACGGTCGTTTCCGGATCCCGGGCCGCGGAGGTCAATGCTTTCTCCGCTGCGTTTCCCAGGCACTCAGCACGTGCCTAGCGTCCAGCCCGTCGCGCGGGGTGCACGGATACCGCATCCGGGCGCGCATTCCTTGCTCAGCGATCCGCAGCCGGGTTTTCTCGGCCGGGTCGGCCCGGATTGCCCGCAGGGCTGCCGTGTACTTCTCGCCGGTCTCGGCCATGCGGTGCCGGACGAGACGGCTGAGATTGCTGCTCATGCCGCACCTCCGGGGTCACCGCGGCCGGGAACCGTCTCGTCGTAAATGGCCTGCAGGTCCTCATTCGGGATAAAGCAGCAGACCGGGGCGAACCGGGCAAGGGCGCCGGCTATCTTGCCCGCGTCTCCCTGGCACCAGTCGATGACGGCCTGCATGCGGACGGCCGCGTCGAACAGCCGGGTCATGGCTACAGCGAAGCCCCGCGGCCACGCGGCCCGGTACGGCTGCAGGTGCCGGGGGCACCACATCCACATGCCGAGCGCTACGCCGGCCGGCGGCTTACCCGGGCCGGCGGTCATCGCCGTTTCCGCCCGCCCTGTCCCGGGACCGGCACCAGATCGCTCGGCTTCCCGGTCGGTTCCCAGCCGCGGGCCATCCCTTCCAGCAGCCGGAACTGCTTGGTGGCCTGGGTCTTGGTCAGGCCTCGCCGGCTCTGCGGCTCCCGGCCGTCGATCGTGAAGACCTTGAACTTTCCCTGGTGGCCCGGGTCGCGGCCGACCTCGTATACCTCGCCAGGGTGATGCTCCTCAGCCATGCTCGTCTCCGGCCTTGATGACAAGCACGAGCCTGCCGCCGGGACCGTAGACGTGCTCGCCGGGCCTGAGCAAGACCGGGACGTTGTCTGCGCTGGCAGCGCCGGTTATCAGTCCCCCGGGGTGGTGATCGTCCGCCATGGCAGTCTCCTGCTCGCGTGCGCGGAGCCCGGCTCCCGGAGGCCGCGGGCGGAACACGACCACGGTACCGCGCTGCCTTCCCGTTCGCGGCCCGCATGTACCAGATGAGGGCCGCTGTTGCCGCCCCGCATGTACATAGTGAGGGCCGTGTACGAGGAGGAAGCCATGGACGACGCAGAGCGCGCGCAGCTGACAGGGGACCTGCGGGTGCTGTTCACCCGGATACGCGAGCTGGGCGGCCTGGACGGGTACGACCCAGACTTGGTCAGCCGCCCAGCGCCCGCAGGACGGCCTCGCCCTCGCGCAGGTGCTCGTATTCCTCCGGGTGGGCACGGGCCAGCGCCAGCAGCGCCCTGACCTCCGGAGGCCACCGCCGCCCGGCCCGCTCATCGGGCCATGACCGGAACGCTTCCCACAGCATCGATTCCAGCGGCCGGCCCTGCACAGGAACGACCGGATCGGCCAGGTCCGCCGAGATGCTGATACCGGTACCGGACATCCCGTGCCGGACGGTGACGTGCGAGCTGTACGCCTGCCCGGCGATCACGACGTCCGCACCGAGGTTCCCGGCGAACAGCAGCCAGCCGGGCTGGTACGCGGCGGAGAGCGCGGCTTTGCTCAGCGGGTCTCCCCCGCCTCTATCCGGCTGGCGGTACGCTGCAGGACCCGGATGATCACGCGCAGCGCGAACGTCTGCTTGCGAGCGCGGGTATGCAAGATCCGCGCGGCGTCCCGCAGGCACGCTGCATCAGAGGTGCCCGTCCTGGTCACCGCGGCCGTCCCGGCGCTCAGCTCAGCCAGTCCCGGCGGCGTGGCCGGGCACCGGGGCCACCGGGATGCCCGCGCCGGCGCGGTAGCCGTACCGGACGGCCAGCGCGCTGAACACCACGGCCCGCCACGCGGTCCCGGCGCACCAGCCGATGGCGAAGAAAAACGCGGTGATCACCGTGAGCATGAACCGGCCGAACCGGATCTCCCCGGCCTGCGCGCGGAGCTCGTCCACCGGCATAGTCCGTAGTGTCGTTGTCGTCATGGGGCTCGGCTCCCTCGTTGTGACCGGGAGCCCGGCTCCGTGAGGCACGGCCGCGGGTCAGGTTATGCCTACCCTAGCGCGCGGCGGCCGTCAGCCTCAGTCTTCCGGCGGCGCGGGCCGGAAGGTCACCGCGATCTCGGCGCCGAGCTGGCCGACGAACCACGACGCCGCGGAGGCGTTCTTGATCGTCATCTTGATCTGGCCGGACGGCGTGGCCCGGGCCCAGTTCTTGTTGTGCTCGCCGCGGCTGACCGCGACCAGGGTGACCTCGGTCGCCTCGGGGTCGTACGCGCGGCGCTCGTACCCGGATACGAAAAACCGGGCTTCGACGGCTTCAGGCATGGCTGTCTCCCATTGCGCTGGTGATAACGGGGAACGGCCTGCGAGGGACCGGCGGCGATCAGCCCGAGCCGTGTTCATCGTACCGGCCCGGCCAGCAGAAGCGGCGCGGCCGGGTCCCCCGTCCCTGCTCTGGGCGCTGGCCTTCATCCCCTGGGCGGGAGCTGGCCCCGGCCGCGTCTCCCCATGATGGCGTACCGCCCCGCCGGCATTCCAGGGGTCACGGGTCTGAGATGACGTGCGAGTCGAGCAGCGCCTGGATGACGAACGTGTCCTTGGCTTCGCGCAGCTTGCGCAGCCCGGCGCTCAGTTCCGGGCCGTCGCCGAGCAGGGAAACCATCTGGACCGCGTGCTCCCAGGCGGCTACCGAGATGTCCAGGGCGATCCCGTCGAGATTGGGGTTGGGCCGCATGGTCCGCATCAGGTGCCGGGTGGCCTCGTTCCGCCCGGCCAGGTCGATTGTGGTCATCTGAGGACTGGTCCTCTCTGTTCGTTGGTATGCGCGGTACGCGAGACCCAGGCGTGGTGATACCGGCGGACCCGGAAGTGGCGCGGCAGGCTGACCGTCATGATCCGCAGCCACGCGCCCGGTCCCTGGCGCCTGCCCCGGGCCGGCGGCCGGCACAGCGTGCATTCCCACCGCCAGAACCCGCAGGCGCAGTTGCACGGGCAGCGGTACACCCGGAAGGCGCGCCTGGTCACCGGATCGACGTCTCAGTGCAGCTGGGGGGCAGCACGGATTGCGGCGGTGAGCCCGGCCCGGCCAGGACCCTTTTCGCTGTCACCGCAGCCTTCGGGATGCGCTCGATCAGCCCGACGTTACGGCCGTCATCGGTCATCCGGCCTGCCAGGACGTAGCACAGGTCGTCTTCGTAGACCAGCCACCCGGTGTTACTCGCCGCCCAGGCCTGGTTCACGGCGAAGTGATCCAGATCTGCGCTGTCATGCCACCCGCCCGCGACATTGGTGGCATCTGTCCAGCTGACCTGCAGCAGGACGCGCTCGCTCGCGGGAATCATGCCGTCACCGGACCGACCTCATCGCGAGCATGGTTATGCCGGGACCTCCTCAATCAAAGTCCCGGCTCCGTGACTGGCCGCAGGATCAGGTGCTGACAGCAAGCATAAGCTCACATTGCGGCGGCTGGCCGGCTCACCGAACCGATCTCAATTTGTCAAACTTCTCTCGCCGGGCTTGCTTAGCTGCTGCTGGATTAAGAACCCGGTAGAGGTCATTAAAACGCTCCCGTAGCTCTGACCGCTTGATGTCCAGGATCTTGACGTCTGGGACGGCGCCACCCTGGTAGTTGTAGACGACGATCACGTCGCCGTTGGTGGTGACGTAATACGCCGGTTTCAGCCAGTACGCATAGCTCTTAGCCTGGCCTGTTCCGGCATCGGGTCCCTGGTCTGTTCCTTTGGCCTCTACCAGGACCAGGGGTTCCCCGTCAGTCAGGGAGTGTCGTTCATCGGCAAAGTACACAAGATCGGTCTCGACCCGCTTACGGGTTACGCCCTCCCACATATCGAACCGGAAGCCCGCAGCTTCATGTTCGGAGGTGTATCCAAGGCCGTGGAGCAAGGGACTCGCGAAGTACATCTCTACTTCCCGCTCCGAGTCGAGATGCACGGTTGTCAAGTGGTCGAACCACTCATCGGAGGGCCTGGGGTCTGGTTTGGAATCATTCACCGGGGGCATCACCGGCAGGCTTAGCACAATCCAGTCGTGCAGGCCTGCCTCGCTGACTGGCGGCTGCGCGCGTATTCCGCGACTTTCGAGGACGCTGCTTACCATGGTCTTGCGCTGTGCGGTCCAGGCCTGGAATCCGAACAGGGTGCGCAGATTGTGGCAGCGTACCCGCCGGGACCCTTTAGGGCTTACCTCGATGGACCGCTGGATGCTGGCTGCGACGTCCTCCGGGTCCTTGTACCTGGTCATGAGCAAGCACCCCTATCTAACGGACCGCGTCGGGTCGTAGTTCCGCCGCTTGAGGTTGAGCGCCCAGTACGCGCCGGCCGCCGAGGTGACCGGGGTGATGTCGGACACCGAGTCGCGGCGGGACCAGGCCCGGCCGCCGTCGCCGACGTCGCGGGTCTCGGCGGAGGCGATCGAGTTCCACAGCCCCGGGGCCAGCTCGCGTCCGAGGTGGATGATCTTCACGTCCCGGATGCCGGTGACCATCAGCGTGAACGCGGCTGCCTCGTCCGCCGAGGACATCGCCGTCACCTCGATCCCGGCCTTCTCCGCGTCGGCGACCAGCGCTGCGGCCGGCCCGTTCTTCGGGATGACGACCGCCGCCGGGCGCCATTTCTTGCACAGTTCCGCCAGCCGCGGGATCACCCAGGCGGTGCCCTCACGCGAGCATCCGCGGGGGATCTCCAGCACCGGTCGCTCGGGCTCAGCCCTGGCGAGCTGGACGACGGGAGCCCCCGGGCCGCCGGCGACCGCAGCGGCAGCCATGGCGGCGATCTCGATCTCGGCCCGGCCGGGACCGGGCACCGCGGGCCGGTACCAGGCCGAGGCGATCGTGGCGCAGGTCATGTCCGGGTCGACGTCCACGCCGAAGACGACGGGACGGGTCGCGCCGCCCGGGTCGGGCATGGCGCAGGCTTGCCAGGCTTCCTGGGAGACCACGCCCCAGGTCTCGTCGCCGCCGGGCCAGTCGCCCACGCCCAGCCGCTCACGGTCGAAAATGTGCGGGGAGGCAGCCAGGGATTCCATTTCCTTGGCGACGTGCTCCGCGGTGACCCGAACGCCGAGCGCCGGGTTGGCCCTGGCCCAGCTGCGCGGGTCGTCGCGGTCGTCGTGGCGGTCGCAGACGATGTACCGGTTGGTTTTCCGGCCGCTGAACTCATCGCGCGGGCAGGTGTCCAGGTGCGGGTCGATGGACCACTCGGCGCCCATCAGCGAGCTGTCAGTGCCGCGCTGCACCCGGCGGCGAACTGACCCGAGCTGGGTGGAGTCCTTGTAGCCCGCGCTGGCGGTGTAGATCATCTGCGGGTTGGGGACGGCGCTCATCGTCGGCATCGACGCGCCGACCACCTCATCGCCCAGGATCATGGCCTCGTCGTAGACGACCAGGTCCGCGGTGAACGACCGGCCGGACCCGCGGGAACGGGCCAGGAACCGGAGCCGCGCCGCGACGGACTTGCGGATCATCCGGCCGCCGGACCCGAAGATGAGCGTGGGCGCGGGCTTGAGCTCGATCGCCTCGTCGCCGTGGGAGGTGGTGACGGCCTTGACCCGGCGGCGCAGCTCATCGTAGGCGGTGACCGTGTCCCGGACCCGGCGGAAGTGCTCGGCGCTAGCCTTGAATTCGTGGGCAGTGTGGATCAGCATGGATTCGCCGAACACGAACAGGCCGCCTAGTTCACGCACTTCCAGGCAAACATTTTTTCCGTTCTGACGGCTGACCACCAGGTAATTCTCGAACGAGGCCCAGCGACCATCCGGCCTGGTGCCGCACAGCTCGGTCAGCCACCACTGCTGCCACTCGTCCAGCAGGAAGCCGAACCCGCCGCACCAGTCCAGCAGGTCCCCGGACTGGTAGTCGCCGCAGCCGGACACGTAGGCCGTATCGGCGCAGGCTTTGCAGGACGGTTCCTTGACCCGGTGCCGGGGCGGGGCGCACCAGAACCGCGGCTGCTGGACGCCGGTGACCGCGGCGCCGGCCCGGCGGGTGTCCGGCAGCACGGCGGGCGCGGACATGGCAGGAGCCGGAACCTTCCAGGCAGGGACTGGACAGATCCCGGCTCCTGGCTCTGACGGAGCCGGCCGCGGGGCGGGTAACCCAAGCGTAGCCGGGCCCGGGAGCGGCAGCACGTCTCCGGTTTCCTGACGGCCCGCGGGCGGCAGTCCCGTCCATGCTCCTGTCTGCGTTCAAACGGGGTGATAACTGCCCTTACCGGAGCATCGGCCCGGCTGCCTGCACCCTATGATGCCCGTCAGCGCGAAAGCTCCGGCCCCCGTACGCAGCACGAAACCCGCGGACGGAGACAGGTTATCCGCGGGTCTCGTGTATCCCCTCGGGCAAGGGGCCAGGAAAGACTGGTACTGCAAGAGACAACTGAAGGCGCCTGGTTATTCCCGGGACGCGGGCAGGCCCGCGGGAGCGATGCCCACTCCGCGGGCCTGCACCAGCAGGTTACTTGTATCCCGCTCCTGCCGGGCGGGGTCTTCCTCCCGTCCCTAATCCGGGAGGAGACGAGATCAGGAAACCAGGGTAACCAGGTCCTGTGCCATCGCGGCCGGGTCGGTCTCCGCGTCGAAGTAGACCACGATGACGTGGGACTTGCCGAACTTGTCCTGCTGCTGGTTCTTCTGCGCTGCCTTCGTGTAGGCATCGAACGTTGCCTTGGCCTTGGGCCCGGTGCCGACAATCGCGACCACGAACACTCTCTTGACGGAGGCTTTTTCCAGCACCGGGGAGAATTCCTGCCAGTCATCGGCCTCCCCGTCGGTGACGACCAAGGTGAGCATGGTCGGCTGCTCATCCGGGTCACGGTCACCGAACTCCTCGTCGTAATCAGCCAGGGCGGCTTTCCAGGCGGGCATGATGTAGGTCCGGCCGCCCCACGTGATGTCATGCAGGCGCCGCTCCAGGTTCGAGGAGTTGAGGTCGCCGATCTCCACGTGCTTGTCGGAGAACCCGTGTGTCATCAGGCCGCCGCGCTCGTCGGACCCGTCCGCCTGCTCAGTTTCGGCTTCGCTGTCCTGTTCTTCCAGGTACTTAACCAGGATGCCCAGCGCGTTGATCGTAATCGACCGCTTGCTGCCGGGGTCGGGGAACTCCGGGCCGTGCATCTCATCGATCACGCTCCAGTCCATGCTCGTGGACAGGTCCAGGAGCAGCACCGGTTCTTTCTTGCGGTTGGCTGCGACGGCCGGCTCGATTTTCTCACTCGGGGTCCGGTTGGCGCCGGGAGCCTCGGTCTTATCTGCCATGTGCCCTTCTCCGTTTCATCTGCCCGTGACCCGGCCTAGCTCCGGGTCTCCCGGGTGGTGCGGTGGTGCAGCCCTTCCGGCCGGGCGGCCGTCCGGGACATCTTCTAGTCCTGGCGGAGATCGCTAAAACGCCCCTGAGAGTCCGCCAGGCCCTGCGGCCCAGCCGCTTCAGCGACGGCCGCCAGCCGAACCGCCAGGCGATCATGCCGAGCCCGCCGGACAGGACAGCTATGTACCCGGTGAAGAAACTTACCCAGCCCGCGGTGCCCTGGTCTGGCCAGGTGGCTATCACCACGGCGAGCCCGGCGTCGGCCATGCCGCCGGTCACCTGCGGTACGTGGCGCTCGGCCCAGCGCCGGGTCTTGTTCCGGGCGCACAGCAGGCAGGTATCCCTGATCATGACCCGTCCTCCGGGGCTTCGCGGCGGAAGGCCAGCAGG